CGATTCGTTCGAGACATTTGGATCAACCGTCGCTTTTTGACTCAAGAGAACAGAAACGATTGTCTCTGGAAAGCCATTGTTGACGAGAATTCTTCAAATTTGTGGCATTCTTCTTCCCCTTCTGAGTTACTTGCCGTTGCTCGTCAAGGTATTCTTACTTCCCTCAACGTTGCCCCCCTTGTTGCTGCTGTTGTTCCCTGCGAGACCTCTTCCCTACTCGTTTCCCTTAGAGCGAGTGCGCAGACTTTTGCCACTGTCTCACTTGAATGGATGAACAGAGCTCGTGCTATCGTTAAGGAACATCCCCTATTGTGTGCTGCCGCTGCCCTCGTTCCTCTTCTTTTGTATGGAATCTATCGTTGGTTTGGAGCTGCGAAGATTGGAAAAGTGGACATGATTCATTCACAATTGGAAACTACGACTCAACGTGTAAACCATTCGCATGAGTGCCTCAAGTGTTCAAAAGTTTTTGAGCATGCCCATACCATTCAGGATGTTGAAACAAGTTTGAAAGATCTTCCCATTTGTGGCCGTTGTGCTCCTACGACCGAAGCCCTCTTCAATGAAGCGGAACAAACCATCAGTTTCTCTCGTCGCAATGTACTTTCAACTGAAAGTGTCGATGTGAGGACCTTTTCCAGCTTCTTTTCGGATGAACAGATGGATGCTCTCAAAGAGAGTCGCGTGAGCGATCATATCTTTGAGGAGCTGTCCACTTCTGGAGATCCGAAGACGAAGAAGCGTGTTATTCGAGTTCAACTTTCGACCTCAGGAGATCCCAAGACTATTCGCAAGAAGAGGATTACTGTTGAGGCTGAATTCCGAAGTGACGAAGGTGCCCATGAAGTGTCTGAAAAGGTTCGGAACAGCGTCTACCAAATTGCAGTTGGTGATGGTGAGAATTGGCCCTCAGCCTTGAAAATTGTCATCATTGCTGGAAGAATTGGACTTACCGTTGCCCATCTTGCACCTTACCTCGAGCGACACTCTCATGTCAAACTCTCTAGTGCTTCCATGCCTGACGGAATGATTTTCAAGACCTCAGAACTTGTGTGTCATCAAGTTGTTGGACGAGATGGTGAGTCAAAGGATCAACTTCTGATCGCTTTTCCGAAGCGTTTTGTGTGTCACCCCCACATCCTCAAGCACATTGCCACGTCGAAAGACATGTCTGTGAGCAAGTTCCCCGTTGTTCTCGTGAACCCTAGTTGTAAGAGTGTTGTATTTTTGAAGTACGGAATGGCTGCGGCGCATGACAAACCCTTGGCCTACATCGCTGAGGACAATCGTGAGTTGAATGTGCGATCGTATTACTCGTATGAATTTGAGACTGCCCCCGGAGACTGTGGAAGTGTGATGGTTGGAATTGGAAAATCCATTCAGCACAAGATCATGGGAATCCACATTGCTGGTGACCTTGGTCGAGGCTATGCATCTCCCTTGAATCTTGCAGATTTGCAGGAAGCGCTCAAGAAGTTCCCCCCTCAAGCTCAGATTCTGCTTGATTTGGATCCGCTTTTGAAGAAAGCGACATCTCAGATCACTATGCCTGAAGGGAATTTTGTATGTGTGGGAGAACCCATCTACACCGTTCCTCGCCCTGTCAAGACGAAACTTCGCAGAAGTGCCGTTTTTGAGCAAATTGCAGATTCGACTACTGCACCCAGTGTTCTCACCAATGTCTGGAAAAATGGCCTCCTGATTGATCCCCTCATGAAAGGTTTGAAGAAAGCTGGATCCCTACCCCCCCCCATTGATCTTCAACTGTTGGACGCATGCGTGAATGATGTTTCCCGTTTGTTGTCCGATAAAATTGACCCCGACCACCAACGTGTTCTTACGAATCAAGAAGCTGTTGCCGGAATTGAATTGGATGATTACGCCCCCGCCATTACACGGACGACCTCTCCCGGTTTTCCTCTGGTGCGCGAAGGCAAAGGAGATGGCAAAGGCAAACAGAAATGGCTTGGCACTGATGAGTATATTCTGCCAGAAGAAATCGAAGCAGAGATGACTCTCATTGAAACAAATGCTGCTAAAGCTATTCGAACGCCTACCATCTGGACCGACACCCTCAAGGATGAACGCCGTCCCCACCAGAAGATTGAAGATGTCAAGACGAGAGTGTTCTCCGCAGGACCGATGTGTTACACGTTGGTTTTTCGTAAGTACTTTCTTGGCTTTGCTGCGCATTGCGCGAAGAATCGCATTCAGAACGAGATTGCGGTTGGTACGAATGTCTATTCAATGGACTGGCATCGTATCGCTGAACGCATGCAAAGCAAAGGTAAGAAAGTGATTGCTGGAGACTTTTCCAACTTTGACGGAACTCTTGTCAGTGAATTCTTGTGGGCGATTCTCGAC